TGCCTTCTACACCTACTAACGTCTTACAGATAGTTCAAACCTATCAAAAGGCTGAATTGGCTTGGCTATTAAATAGCTTCGTCGGTATCAGCATGTCTAACAAAAAGTTTAAAGACTTCAATACTACAGCTCCTAGCAACTTGGGTGATACTGTAACATTTGACACAACTCCACGTTTCACAAGTTACAATGGCTTAGTAATTACACAGCAGCCATCTGTTCAACGTGTACAATCATTAGTTTGCTCTCAAGCATCTAACGTTAGTGCTGGTTATACTGACCAACAGTTCATCTTCAACGTAAGAGAATATATGGATCGTTTTGGTATGGCAGCGATGAAAGAATTAGGCTCTAAAATTGAAGCCGACATTCTTAAAAACTTTGTGTCTGGCGTTACAGTTAACGATCCACAAGCCGCTACTTTCGGAACAACCCAATTTAAATCAGGCCCTTTCCGCTTCTATGGTGATGGCATTACCCCAATCAACAGCTTCACACAATTAGCACAATCTGTTGCTAACTTTGAAGATTTTGGTGCAGCTACTCATAAAATGATGGCGATTCTACCAGTTGCAAATATTCCTGCAATTGTTGGTAGCGGTTTAAACCAATTCGCAATGGATCGAAACAATGAATTAGCATCAAGTTGGATGTTAGGTCGTTTTGCTAACTCTGACTGGTATGAGTCAAACTTATTACCTGTTCATGTATCTGGTGCCGTTGCTGAAGCTGCTGCCCCTGCTAACGTATTGACTGTTGTTTCTACCAATGACCCAACAGGCCAAAACGTAACAAGCATTACTTTCTCTACTGACGCTTCTGTTGGTAATAGTGCAGATGCAATCAAAGCTGGTGACTTATTCCAGTTTAACGATGGTGTTTCTGGTAAACCAAACATGCGTTTCTTGACCTTTATCGGCCATCAACCATGTCAACAACCAGTACAGTTCCGCGCTATTGCTGATGCTGTAAGTTCTGGTAACAGTGTTACAGTGCAATTACAAACCATCAATGATGTTGGTTTAGTTTCAGCTGCTAACCAAAACCAAAACTTGAACAACGCTATCCAAGCTGGTATGACCGTCACACCAGTACCTTCACACCGTGCAGGTATCTTGATGTCAGGCGACCAATTCTACTTGGCAATGCCACGTTTACCAGACGAATCACCATACACCACTGTTACTAGTGTTGATGAAGATTCAGGTGCGTCTATTCGTCACTACTTCGGTTCTCAATTCGGTCTTAACAATCGTGCTTATGTACGTGACTGTATTTGGGGTTCAACCTTAGTTGCTGAAAATTCATTACGTTACTGTTTCCCATTATAAGCGTAGGGCGGTGAAAGCCGCCTCTTTAAACTTAAGAGGATAAAAATCATGACTGTTTACAAATCATTTAATCAGGCGCTCTTCCCTTATGCTTATGGCTTAGGATTGAGTAACAATGCAACCACTCCAAACACTCAATTAGATGTTGCAGTAGGAAGCATTTTAGATTCAAGCAAAACCTTCCAGTTAAACTTAGATGTTGCAGTTACAATTAATGCAGCAGTAAATGGCTTGAATGGATTAGACACAGGCGCATTAGCTGCAAGCACTTTATATTATGTTTATGTTGTAGCTGACCCACAAGCTTACAATGTAACTGGTGCAATAATTTCTGCTTCTAGCACACCTTTGCTTCCTTTTGGCTATGGTGCTTATGCTTTAATTGGCTATGTTGCAACAGGCGCAGGTTCTACATTCTTGAAAGGTTACTGGACTGACGACAAGTCAAGCTGGCGTACCTTTATGTATGACGCACCTCAAGCTACTGCAATCACTGCTGGTAATGCAACTTCTTACACAGCAATTGATTTAAGTGCTTTTGTTCCTGCAGTTGCAAACACACCTGTGTTTATCAGCTCTGCATTAACTCCAAGTGCTGCTAGTCAGACATTGAAGTTACAACCCGAATCTGGTACTGGCGATATGGTTACTATCACTGGCCAAGTTGCTGCTGTTATTGTATCTAGCCAAGATTTAGTAGTGGCTACATTAGCTTCTGGCGACCCTAAAGTTAATTACAAAGTCAGTGCTGGTGCTGCTGCGGCTGCAATCAATGTTGGCGGTTATCAGTTCGCAATCTAATTTATAGGAGGCAGATATTATGGCGTATACAGCTCGAATGCTTATAACTCGTGCGTACTATCTGTCTCAGATAGTTAGTAGACAATTACAGACCGTCTCAGGTGAACAAATTGAAGACGGTTTGTTTCTTCTAAATGCGCTTTTGCAATTCAAGTCCACTGATTTACGTGAGATACCTTATTTCAAGCGTGATGCAATTACTTTAGTTGCAGGGCAGGAAGAATATTTTATTGAAAAACTACTTTATGTAGATGCATTAACGTACAACATCGGGGATGTGCGTTACCCTATGCGACAATTAACCCGACACGAATTTTTTGATACAGGCCGAATTGACGGTATACAAGCTTTGCCATTTTCATATCGCCCTGAGCGCGAAAAAGGCGGCATGAGAATATACTTGTATTTTTTGCCCCAAGGCAATTATGTTATGAAGCTGAGTGGTAAATTTGGGCTAGATGAAGTCACACTTGATACAGATTTATCTTTAGAATATGACCCTTACTACATTGAGTTTCTGCGTTATCAATTAGCCGAATATATTTGCTCAGACTATGGCGCAACCTTTCCAGATGAATCGAAAGCAAAATTACGGGCTTATGAAGCAAAAATATTAGATGTTAGCCCGCCAGATTTATCTATCAGTAAGACGACTTTCTTCCCTGGAAGAAGCCCATTTGATTGGCAGGCTATAAATCTGAGCAAGGGATGGTTTCCATTTTAATCGTTTTGTATTAATTATTTACTATAAGAGAGTAATATGCCCGCACCTAATGCCATACAACAAATACAAGATGTGCCTCTCAAAATAGTAGGGGGCTCCAACTTTGGACGTTACCCAAAAATAAGTCAAGAACAAACCTGGAACTTCATTGTTAGTGATGACTTTTTAGTGCCTTACGCAGGGTATGCGACAGCATTAATTTTGAATTCATCAGCCAAAGGAAGAGGTTTATATACAACCTTCAATGGCGAATTAATGGTTGCTGTAATTGGAAATAATTTTTATAAAATAACGCAAAATACAACAACTGGCCAACTGCAAGCATTTTCTAGGGGAACACTAGAAACCTACGATGGTGATGTCTATATTGCAGAAAACAACAACGCGCAAATTGTGGTAACAGATGGTGTTTTTGTTTATGTGTATAATTGGTCAACTGATGCGCCAATTGCAAAAATACCTAATGGAACTGGGGTTGGTCAATATGATTACACTACATACAGTAACCCAGGGTATATCTCATTTCAAAATGGTCGATTTATCTTAGCCTGTCAGAATACTAATTACTGGATTCTGTCAGGGTTTAATGATGCATTTACATGGCCAAAAGGAGCTTCTAATCCAGAACTTGTTGGCTCCATTCAAACTAAGCCCACACGAACACAGGCAGCTATTCCTGTGCCAGGCGGCGGAAATAACTTATTAGTCATGGGAACAAACGTCACAGAAAGCTGGCAAGACGTAGGCGCGGCATTATTTCCCTATCAGCGTGGAACAACTTATAATGTGGATTATGGCTGTTTAAATGCCTCAAGTGTTGCTGAGCTTGATAACTTAATTGTATGGCTTGCCGTCAACGAACAATCTGGGCCTGTCATCATGTATGCTACAGGCAGCCAAACCAAAATGATATCTACTGACGGTATATCATATGTTTTAGCTAATTTAACCAATCCAACAAACTGCACTGGCTTTTTATTTAGGCAAGATGGCCACATGATTTATCAGTTCACATTTCCTGATGACAATATTAGCTATGCTTACGACTTTAATACAGGCTTGTTCTTCAACGTTTCAGATGAAAAATTAAATTACCATATTGCAAGACAAGTTGTTTTGTTTGGTAATGACTATTATTTTGTATCATTAAATGGCGGAAACATTTATCGTTTTGGCACACAATATACTGATGCGGTTTATGTTAAAGACGGCGTACCTACACAAAAAGAAATACCACGAATTAGAATTACCCCCCCTGTAAGACTTCCAACACAACGTTATTTTATTGCAAAAAGCCTAGGGTTTACCATTGAGAATGGCCAAAAGAATATAAAAACACTATTACCCGTACAATCAAATACCCAAGGTCAGATTCTTGCCACAGAAGCTTATGTAGATATTACCACTGAGTCAGGTAATCCAATTGGCGTGGAAGCAACAACATCACAAACAGAATACGTTGTAAATTATTCTGAAGCTGTTGATTTAAGTATTTCTCGTGATGGCGGCGAATCGTTTGGCTCAAGTTGGCGTTTAAATATGAATCCTACTGGACAACGCAAGTCACGTTTTATTTATCAACGACTAGGTATTGTAAATGACGCTACTTTCCAACTACGATTTAGTGGTTTTGGCCGTTTTGTTTGTACTGATGGAGTCTTGGAGGTTTATCAATGACAACCGTAAGTGATAGAAATGTAACACGGATACCTAATTTACACATGGGTGAAATGGTTGATAGCAATGGTTATCCGACCGATGATGAATTAACATTTCGTCAAGTCTTAATAAGCAATTTGCAAAGATTATTCGGAAGTGAGGGAGTTGTTTTGCCATCTCTTACCACCGCTGATATATTGGTAGTACAAAACAATGTAGATATACAAGGACGCAAAACTTGCGCTTATGGCACAATGGTTTATGACACAACGGTAAATCAAGTAAAAGTTGCCATTAATATCGGCGGAAATCCTGTATTTAAAGTAATACCCTATACACCATAAGGACACATCATGGCACAAGATCAAATGTCAAACGAAGCATTAACAAAATTATTAAATATGTTCGGCATGGGAGCTGGTGCCGCAGGAATTGGTGGGGGCTTATATAACATTTTTGGACCTGGACCTGGGATTGCTAAGGAAGCTAACAAATATTTAAATCAAATACCTGGTGCTATGCAACCCTATTATCAACCTTACATGAACGCAGGCCAAAATGCACTCGGGCAGCTTATGGGTCAGTATGGCCAACTCACAGGGTCCACAGGCGACGTTTACAATAAACTTGCTGGTGGCTATCAACAAAGCCCAGGATTTCAATCAGCCCTCAAACAAGCACTTGGGGCCGCTGGAAATCAAGCGGCGGCAGGTGGAATGACTGGTACACCGCAGGCCCAATTACAAGCAGCCGATGTTGCGGGCACTTTGTCACAACGAGATTTCGGCGACTACATGAATAGAATGCAAAATCTATATTCCACAGGACTTGAAGGCATGAGCGGCATTAATCAAATGGGTTTTGGAGCAAGTACCGACTATGGCAATATGCTGGGAAGTTTATTAGGTCAGCAAGGCCAATATGCAGCTATGGAAAAAGCTATGCGCAATCAACAGCGTGGTCAAGGCATTGGTCAGGTAGCTGGTGGTATAGGCACTATGGCTGCCGGCCCATTAAGTCAGTATTTTAATCAACAAATGAATGCTGGTGGCAAAAAATCACAAGGTATGGACTGGGGCACTATGGCTGGATTACTTGGCGGATTAGGCGGCTTCATGTTAGGCGGCCCTGCTGGGGCCACAGCCGGCTATACAATGGGTAAGGGCGCAAGCTCTATGTTTGGAGGTTAAGATGGCTATAGGTTTTAATTTACCAGGTATTCCAAGTCAAATCAGAGGCACTGCCGAAGAAGCTGGGGCGTTACCTGATTTACAGCAAGCGATAATGCAAGGATTTGGTAGTGGACTACAAATGCAATATGCGCCCAAACAGATGGCTCAAGACTTTTTGGCTAAGCAGCTTTCAAATAAAATGTTAGGCACGCAAGCGCAATATGCTGAACCAGAAGCACAAGCAAAATTAAGATTATTAGAAGCCCAAAGAGCAAAGGCATTGAGAGCGCCTGTTGAAAAATTAGGTACTTATGCATCTGCTTTAAAAGATGTTAAATTTGTTGAAAATCAATATGGAAAAGATTCAATAGAGGCGCAGCAAGCAAGAAATTATGCGCAAAATCTATCTCGATCTGGCGGTGCAAAATCAGGAAAATTATCACAAGCAGAAGAAAAAGCCTTAGCTGGTGGTAGAGTAATGGATTATTTAACTCCAGTCATTCAAGAAAATCCTTATATTGGCGTAAATCCCACTTATCAAATTGCAAAAGATCAATATAAATATAAATTTGGTTCTCCACAGGAAAAATCTGAAGCCAAAGAAAGATTATTAAAATTTGGTATTGCTTCTGGATTGGTTTCAGAGCAAGTGGCTGGAACATTATTGGGACAACGAATTACTGCTACAGTCCCAGCATTAGCGCACCAAAGAAAATCCCTAACATTGGGCTGGCCGATAGGATTTGAAGAACAGGCATCATTATTACCTAAAGAAATACAAGAACAAGCTAAAACAGAAATCAATAAACATTTAAAAAACTTAAAGG